ACCCGCCGCAGGCACTGCCACTGCAGGCAGAGGCACTGCAGCCACAGCTGCCGCCGCAGCTGCAGGCACCGCAGGCGCCCGCGCCGCAGGAATCACCACTGCAGCCGCATCCGGCGCAGCCGCTGCCGCCGCAGCCGCCGCAGCCACCAGCGTCACCACTGCTGCAGCCACCGGTGCCGCCGCCACCTGAGTCACCGCCGCCGTCATCGAGGTGCTTTACGCCACCGGCCCAGCGGTGCCCGGCTTGCGAGCCGTCCCACACCTCATCGATGCCGTTGCCCTGATACTCGCCACCACGGCGGAAGCGGCGCAGCCGGGATGTGGGGAGGTGCTCCCCGTCATCGGGGACGTGATCCATGAACCCAATCTGCTGAGCACGCGGATGCAGCCGTCGCCGCGGCGGCGCCGCCTCGCGCTCGCGATCTCGCCGGTAGAAGAAGTTGGGGTCCTCGATCTCGCCGCCCCTGGCTCGCTGCTGTCCCGTCGTCGCCGGGGGCGCGGGCTTCGCATGAAGCCGCTGGTAGCTCTCCATGTACGGCGGATCGATACCGGGGATGTACCGGTCGAGCCCCTGCAGCCTGCGCTGGTTCTGCAGGAGCTTCTCGATCGTTTCGAGATACTGGGGCGGATAGTTGGGACTTACCCGCTCCAGGCGCGCATCGTCCTGGAGGGGAGGAAGATCAGGGTCCTGGTCGTGGTCAACGATGCCACCCGAGGCGTAGCCGGGCTCGACCCCCGTAATCGTGCCCTTGTTGCGTGAGGCATAGAAGACCGAGGTGCCCTTCTTGTCACCGTATTCGCTCCGCATGTTCGCGAGTATCTTATTGCCCTTGGCTGTCAGCGGCACCGCGCATCTCCAACCTTGCCAGGAGCTTCACCAAGGCACGCCGATTCTGAAAGCTCACAAAGTCGCGCTGTTGGAGGTAGTCGCGCAAACCCAGGTCATCGATCTCCTTGATCCTCGCCTTGACCTCCGCAACGTCGACAGCCGGTATCGCAACCTCCAGTGATTCGCCAAGGATATCACGGCGGTAAACGTCCGTCAGATAACGGCCAATGTCGCTCACAACGGCGGCGCCCCCGTGAACTTTGCGTCAAACGCCTTGTGCAGCCGCTGCAGCGCTCGCACCGTCATCAGCATGTTCTGATTGAGCTGCTCCATCCACAGCGGGTCGGGCGTATCCTCCAGCTTCGGCATCACAGGCGGCCAGCGTGGTGGTGCGACGTCTTCCTCGGCGCTCATCTCAATCTGCTCCCGGAGAACGTGGCGGCAGTGATGATCGCTGTGGGGGTCTCATCGATCGCCCCGTACAGCTCGACGTAGTCGGTAGTCCCATTGAGATAGAGCCCCACGCTCACCGACACGACCGATCCCAGCTTCCCACCAGCATAGGCGAAGATGGAATCAGCACCGTTGGTGCCGATACCCAGACCATTCCTGACGATGCTGACCCCCGATGCGTTTGCGCCGCTGCCGCCGCAAGTTCCGGCGAAGAAGTAGAATCCCGGAACCTGCGGTATGTAGCGAGAGAGACTGCCGTTCCACCAACCCTCCAGGTCAGTGTCCATGACGGTCAGGTCGACCTTCGTAAATGTGGCGTTGGGGACCGTCTGGTTGGTCGCATTGCGAACCCTGAACGCCCCGCGCGGAAGCCCGGTGACATCGCCCGCACCCACGATCCAGTTGCTACCGTCGTAGAATGCCAGCACAACATTGGTGCCGCCACCAACAATGACTCTTCCGGGCGTGTCGCTCACGCTGTCATCGACGCAGGCAATCATGCCGGTCTTCCCTGGGGGCAGGTCGGCAAAGTGCACCGGAGTGAGCTGGTAGCCGGTCGAGGCGTCGATGTGCTCGGCCATCCTAGAGACGGCTCGCGCCATGAGCAGTTGCGTGTTGACCAGGGCATCGCCGCGCAAGCTCATGGGCGCCGTCCTGCCGGATTGGTTTTGAACGTCGGCACGCCGACGCGCGAGGAGAAGCCCTTGATCGGTTCCCACTCATAGCGCACCGCAACGTAGCGGGCGCGCACCCGCGGCGCGAAGAACTGCGTGAGCGGCGTCATCGACCAGGGACCGTACAGGTGGTCGGGGCCCTGCGGATAGTTCACCCCGCGCAGATAGACCCTCATCGCGCCGTCACGCCCGAACCACTTGAAGTCCGGCTGACACTGGGTGATCGAGAGCATCACGGTGCCGTCGCCAAGCTCGGTGTATCCCGTCTCCGCAAACACCCCGCGCATCGGCTGATCGTCGTCGTCGTAGCCCACCTCGTGCTGCTGGATACGCATGTTCGCATCGGCGCCCATCGGCGGGCCAAACACGCTGTTGCCCAGCCACGCTGTACGAGCAAGCGCACCGCTGTCCCAGGCGGTATCGAGGATGTTGTACTTCACATAGAGCGAGCACTCGTTCTGCGGCAGCAACGCGCCCGTGACCTGATAGTCGAGTGGATCGTCACCCTCGACCAGCTGCGGCCCCCAGATGAGCGTGCCCTTGGTGACATCCCCAGGATAGCTGATCGCGTTCGTGTTGAGGGTGTTGTTGAACGCCACCTCCAGCGTCGGCTTATCATCGCTGGTGAACGTGAGGGTGTACCTCTTCCAGCCGTTCGTTCCGGTTCCGAGCTTGTCCGTCAGCACAAGCGCCTTGAGCTTCTTGAATGCCGGTGACGACACCCCGGACGTCACCAAGGCACCAGCAACCACGTCGAAGGTCGCATACGCGCCGCCCGCCGACGTCGATGCACGTAGCGTCAGCCTTCGCGTCGAGCTGTTGTGGGCATAGACCGACAGCGTGTAGGTCTTGCTCACCCGGTTCTTGGTGATGGTCTGCGCGACTTGATGCAGGCCGTTGGTCGCCGTCGACTGCAGCGAGAACACGTTGGCGCTGCCATCAGGCGCGAAGATCACCTGCTCCAGGTGCGCCTGCAGATCGCTGTCAAGCCAGCTGAACACATTCAGGCCACTTGCATCCCACCAGCCTGATGGCTCGTAGCCCTCTTCGTAGACGTAGACCTGCTTGGCCAGCAACGGCGTAAACAGCACCGCACCTGTCAGCGTCCATCGCATTGCATTGTCGATGTCGCCCGAGAGCAGCAGCAGGTTGCCGCCCTGATCCTTGAAGCCATCCGCTGCCGTCTTAGACGGGAAATAGAACCCGACCTCGGTGGTCGATGAGCTGGGCGCGGCAAACGACTTGTTGATGTTGTCCTCATCGATGTCGTTGAAGGCATAGTCCCACACCGAGCACGGCATCACCTGGGCGCCACCGGCACCGAACGTCCAGAAGTTGTTCTTGCTCTTCCAGATGATGGTGCTGCCGACGACCCCGACGTCATGCGGCGAATCCAGGCCGCAGCCGCTGGCAACGATATTGAAGCCATAGATCAGCGGCGGCCCGATATACGACATCGACCACAGGTCGACGTCGGTCCACACCAGCGTCACCTGCGGCCCCTGCACCGCTCCGACAATCTTGGAGCCGCGCGAGAGCCGGTAGGAGCCAGCCTCATTGCTGACCGTCGCCGTGTAGTTGTCGTAGGTGCCGACCTCGGACCAGCGCAGAAGCAGCGGATCGATCACGCCGCTGCCGAAGACGCCCGGCTGATTGCTGATCTCGCTTCCAAACAGGATGACTTGCGCCTGCGGCATCGCCACCAGCATGCCGTTGGACCGCTGCGGCGCGGTCGCCGGTGGTCCGACGCCAACGGGAGTGATCCACGGGCCGTTGCTGATCGGCGGATGATAGACCTGCAGCGGGCCGCCGCTCGCCAGCGCCAACCCGTCCTTGCCGAGATTGGCCAGGAACCAGCTGTTGACCCGCGGATCACCCAGCGGGGTGAGCACCGAAAGACCGATCGCGGTCCCGACCGTGCTGCCGGTCGCGGCACCGATCTGGCTGCCCTCATAGACCTGATGCGTGGCTCCGCCGAGGCCATCGCCGGTCCCGGACGCACCCATCGAGATCGTGAACGTGTCCGCCGTTGGCACGCTGGCCACGCGAAACAACCGGTGCGCCTCGGCGCTGAAGTTCACGCCGGTGGTGATCAGCGTGGTGATCTGCGGCACCTCGATGATGTCATCGACGTTGTACCCGTGCGCCTTCCAGGTCACCGTCATCGTGTTGATGATATCGTTTGTGTACAAACGAACGCCGTAAGTATCCGTCTCGGTGGTGATCGCGAGCGCGGGCATGTCGAAGCTGAAGCCGACGCCCAGCGTCACGCTCTTGACGACAAAGGCGCTGCCCGCCGGGATGATGCGGCCGCCCAGCGAGAGCGGCAGCCGCACCAGGACCGAGCCACCGGCAGTAGCGACGAACCCGGTCTTGACCGTGACGGTCCTGGAGCCCGCGGTGGTGCTGAACTTGGTCGCCGACACAGATGAGCCGCTCGGGAGGTAACCGCCCTGCAGATTGAGCTGCGAGCCCAGTCCGTAGGGCGTCTCGTTGACCAGCAGCTGGAGCCCGAGGTCGGTGGCGATCAGGAGGTTCTTGTCGTTGTCGAGATCGGCCCAGGCATGCAGCTTGCGGATCGGGGCCGCGAAGATGTCTTCGACCAGCCGCCGCCACCCGCCGATCTTCTCTAACAGGCCGAAGCGCCAGCGCACGAGGTTACCGGAGAACCAAGCGCCACCCGCCTGGACCTGCGTGGCCTGGGAGATGAACCCCGGAGAGGCCTGCGGCTTGTTCAGCGGCATTTACGGCGCCCTCGGCTGCTGCGCGAGCTGCGCCGGGGATAGTGCCGTGAAGCTCGGACCCTCGCCGCGCAGCTTGGCCGCCTCCAGCTGGGCACTGGCCTTCAGCGTCTGGTACTGCGATTCCCAGCTCACCGCCTTCTGCGGATCATCGGACTGCGCGCCCCAGTCCCGCTGGTAGCCGCAGCCAAACACCATGCAGCAAGCCAGGAACAGCTCGGGGTAGATGACGCTGATGAAGGTTTCGGGATTTTTCGCGGACAGCAGCTCTGGCCGAAGGAACCCCATCCATTCGATGACGTAGAAAGTATTCGGAGTTGGCGCGAGTATGGCTGCGATGTCGAAGTAGGTACCGATCGGTGGTGGCGGCGGCGGTGGCGGCGTGTACTGCGTGCGCTGCCCGATCAGCGCGTACTGCCGCGGCACGCCAAGCTTGGTCGTCGTCGGCCAGAACATGTTCAGCGCCTCGGGCGTGACCCGCTCCAGGTCCACTCTCTTGCCGACATCCAAGGTGTGCGGGGGCCCCACTGGGTCCGGGGGCGGCACCACCCCACCGGGGGTGAACATGCTCAAGGAGCGCACCGACATGAGCCGCGACGGCAGCACGAGGCGGCGCTCACCCTTGGGCGCGACGATCTTGTCGGTGTTCGTGGTCTGCAGGAAGTCCAGCTCGCGATAGATACGCCCATCGGCGTATGCGAACATCGCCGGAATGATGCGCGTGAAGTTGGCGTCCTCGTCGTTGAGAGGCACCTCCAGCATCGTCTGCAGCCACTTCACACACTCATAGAAGTTCATCGCCAGCTCCTCCCAGAGCTACACTATTGCCAACGGTTCACCGTCATCGCCACCTGCTGCCGCCAATGCGCTGGTGATGCACAGAACGTGCGAATGCAGCGCCACGCTGTTGCCAAACGTGGTCATGACATTGGCGCCCAAGGTGTATGTGTTCCCCGGAATCAGTCCGCCGACACGATGGATGGTCCCGGTCATCCGCGTGCTGCCTCTCGGCACCACGACAAACGGAACGCCACGCAGGCGATTGGGCGTGGAATCGACCCCGTGGGCCATCGTCATCGTCCAGATCGCAGAGATGACCTCTTCCTCGGGATCGAGATCGTTGACGAAGTCGAACCCGAACACCTCGCTCTCGCCTGACTGTTGCGGTGAGAAGTCCCTGCCGCAGTACATTATCTGATCCTCCTCACCTCGTTCTTCAGCATCTGATGGGACTGAATCATCAGCCGCGCACTCATCGGACGGAAGAAGATGTCGGGATCAACGTAGAGTGCCGGGAAGCACCACACCGACACCTTCTTGATCGGATAGATCGTGTCTGGATCGGTGTGGAAACTTGGAAGCACGTAATAGAGGATGATCGGCGTATCGGTGAGCGCTTCGTCAAACCACGAGCCGACCGAGATGCCGCTGTCGTCCCACCAGCCGTACATCCCCTGGGTGGGCGGCGGAAACGGCGTAGCCCAGGCATAGGCCTGCTCGTAGACGAACCTCAGTGCCATCGCTTACGGCCTGTCGTTCTCCAACGACTGGCTATTGCCGTTACGGGCGGTCGCCAGCGGTTGCTGTTGCTGCTGATGTTGCAATTGCGAGGTGATCTTCATCAGAAGCGGATTGGCGTCCTTCCAGGGCGCCGTCACCAGGATGTTCACAACCGCTTGCCACTCACTTTCTTGCAGTTCGACTGTCGACATCTACCTTCTCCTCCGCGCGATAACGGAACCTTGCACGTTGCACGCCACAGTGCTGCGGGCCACCAGAAACACCGTTGGCGTGGCGCCGGACGCCACCTTCACGCGCCATATTGGCGTCGTTGCAGCCCCGGCGAAGCCGCTGGCCATCTGGAGCGTCACGTACTTTAGCTGGCTCCCGCTGATGGTGGCGCTGGTCGTGTGCGGCTCTAGCTCAAGGGTTGCGATGGCACTGATGCTGCTGAAATTAGCATGACCGATGATATCCCAGTCGCCGCCGCTGAGCGGCCCGCAACTGCAAACATTGGCCGCCACGTTGGCCGTGAGCGCGAGGGTCGACGCCTGTATGCCCTCGAAGTATTCGCCCACACAGCCCGCGGCGGCATCGTTGTTGGTGATGGTGCCCTTGATGTTGTTTGCCGCCAGCACTCCGAAGCCGGGATCGGCAAGAGCGGGGTCCAGCACCAAGCCGCCCGAGGCGTATATCCTCACACGAGTGGTATAGTTGGCGCCGTTCTCAGTAACGAAATTGATCTGTGTCGGCACATGCCCAGCGCTGGGGGCGCTCTCGCATGTGAACCAGACGGCACCGCACGTCACCCAGTTGCTGCCGTCGCTCCCCGCCCCTTGGATTATGCCAACCGGATCAGCCGCCAGCAACACGCCATGCGTGCCATAAGCGCCACGGCTGTGTCGCAAGGTAAAGGTCGGCCCACCAGCGGCAGCTTGGTAGTTGTCGATGCTCATGGCGGAGGTGCCAGTAGTCGTAGCAGATATCTGCAGCAAGCCAGTTCCCGCCGCCGGTGTGGCGCCGCCAGCGAATATCTGCAAGATGCCAGTGTTGGTGAGCCGCATGCGCTCTGCAAACGCCACGCCGTTGGAAGTGGTGAATGCGAGGCGAGTCGGAATTTGATTGCTGGCGAGCGCGCCGTCCACCAGTGCCGTGATCGCCGCACCATTGGACGTGAGACTCGGAACGCTGTCGGCGCCTTCAAACGTGATGGTCCCCAGCGCATCGTTAAGCTGGAGCGCGGTGATCTGCCCCACCGCCGGGCCGCGTGAATGCCGCAACGCAATGGCGGCACCGGGCGAGCTAGCCTGATAACCCTCGATGGTGAACGTCGCATTGGCGGTGAGCGCGCCTACGAGGCTCAGATAACCGCCCAGCGAGGAGGTGGCGCTCGGACCAACCACTACCCGGCCAAAGCTGTCGATGAGCATGCGCTGAAGTGGCCCAGCGGTGCCTGCTTGGCGCGTTAAGAATGTCAACTTGCCCGGCACCTGCCCGGACGCCACCGCGCCCTCAACGAAACAGGTGATGCTGGCCGCGGGGGAAAAGGCACTGCCGTCACTGCCGCGAAAGGTGACCTGCCCCATATAGTCGGTATCAGCAACCGCGACGTGGGTGCCTATCGCGCCACTCTTACTCTTGTTGATGAAATAGCCAAACCCAGGAGAGCCAGTGCCCCAGTTGAAGATGCCGATGCCGTTAGGGATATCGACGCCGTGCGTCTGGAACTTGAAGTTTGAAGAATCGATGGCCGCGGTGTGCCCCACCACCACCGGCCCAGGATTGAAGAAGTTGCTGCCGGTCCAGGTGTTGCTGCCGGTCCAGGTGTTGTCGCCAGCCAGCGTAGTATTGGTGAGCGTGTCGCCGACAAACGACAGGCCTGCACCTATCGCAACCGGGTTCCAGGCCGAGACACCAGAGCGGTAGTAGATCGTGTGGGTGCCGCTGAGGCCCTCCAGCGCCGCGAGATCATCAGTCAGCATCAGCACCGGGCCGACGCGCGTGAGGCCTGACGCGGGCAGATCAACGCCCTGGATCAGCGTGCCGTCAGGCGGATCGGCGAAGCCCGCGAGCTGATGGAAGGTGGTCGGCGGCGCCGCATGCACGACGCTCCCTTCATCGTGACCAGCCTGGATGTGATGGCCATCGACAAACACCGCGAGCTTGCCGGGGAACGGCCCCGGACCAACGATGAAGGCGGCGATGTCGGGGATGCCCTGCAGATGCGTGGCGTCGACCCACTCCGCGAGCTGGCCCGGCTCGGGCGTGCCCGTGATAAAGGGCGGCTCCAACGCGGTGGTCACCACGATCTCATCGATGTCCATCGGTACGATGACATCGACGGTGACCTGGACGTCGCTCTCCTCGACATTGATGATCTCAGCCTTGTTCATCACGGTCCCCCGTAATGCGAGACATAGGGCTGAGTGCTGTCCGTCACGTCAGCGGTTACGGTAACCTTGCCAGACACCGGCGTGAGGACGGTGCCCGAGAGCAAGGTGATCTGCAGGTCCCAGCAGCCCTTGGTGGTGATGGGCAGCTTGGGGCTCTCCTGCGCGCTGAGAACCACGTCAACGATGTTGGGAAGGATCACCGTACAGATCAGCGAGACGATGATCCCACCGGCGGGCCGATCGCGTATCTCGGACTTGGCGGTCGCTCCGGTCAGGTCGATCGGGGTCGTCCCATCCCCGCTATAGAACCTGAACCGCATATGCTCAGTGTCGCCGCGATATAGCTCCAACGGAAAGGTTGCTGGCTGCATCGTTTCCCCTCACGTTGGTATCTTGCTTTTCTCGGCGTGGAATGGCGCCTGCGCGACCTGGGTGAACGGAAACACGGTCCTGCGTAGCCCGGTCACCGGGTCGTAGTGCTTCTCCAGCAGCAGCGTCTTGGCGTGACCGAACAGCTGGTCGACCAGCTCCTCCGCGGCCTTGCGAGTGGGCGTGCTCTGGCGGATGACATTGGCCAGGAGATTGATCGCCACGCCGATGACGAGGGGCTGCGCCGCGCCGCTGCACTCGCGCGCGACCCGCTCGAAGAGTTCCTGCTCCAGTCCTTTGCCCATGATGGGATCGTTCATAGCTGGAAAATCCCCGCGTCGTTCCAGTCGACAACGATGTTGCCGCCGTTGGCCAGGACCGGGAATCCGATGATGGCGGTGTCCTCGTAGAGCACCAGCCGCCACGTAGTGTTGGCACCGGTGTTCTTCCGAAAGATCGCGAACGCACCCACGGTGGTGCCGGTGACATTCACGAACACCATGGTGTCGCCCTTGAACACGCCACCGGTGTCGACAACTGGCGTGCTGATCGCCAGCTCGGTACCCTGGATGGCGCTGAGGCTCGTATAGAACTGATGGGTGTCCGAGTAGGTGTAATGCCCACCTGGACTGGCGATATCCAGAAGCACCAAGTAGGTGCCGTTCGCGCCGGTCTGATCGAGCGACTTGTTGGCGTCCAGCTCGGTCAGCAGGGACTGCTTGAAGTGTGGATATACTGCGTTTGCCATGGGCGTTGTCTCATACGACGACGACGGGAATCGCCATTGATGGATTCTGCGGCAATGCCGTGTCCACCGTCCACACGATCGGAATCGGATCGACCTGGGCGTAGGGCACGCCGGTGAGCACCCGCACCACCTGTACGCTGGTCGGCTTCATCGGCACCGAGCCCGCGGCGAACACCTTGACTGGAATCGGCATCACAGGCGCGACCGGCGCGATTCCGCTGGAGAGGCAGAGCTGGGCGTTCAATGGTGCCGTCACGGTATCCTCGGCGGTACGTAGTCGGGGTCATGCAGTGTGTGGTCTGCCGGGCTCGGGCGCTCCTTGCGCGGGTTGAGGATCGGCACCGGGTCGGCGGGCAGGGCCTTGGTGCGCAGCGCATAGTTGGGCGCATCCCAGCACTTCGGGCACACGAGGTGACCCGTCCGGCGTATCTCAACGCCCATCCATTGGACCTGCCAGCGCAGATCGCGGTGGTTGTACTGGAAGCCGCACATGTCGCAGATCGCAAACGCCGCGGGCTTTTGCGGATCGAGCTTGGCGTGGCCTTTGGGTGCAAAGCCGCCCATCAGTACACCGCGCTCGTGTAGATGCTCATCGCCGGAACGATCCTCATCGAACTCTTCTCGACGTCGCGGTTCTTCGCAGTGTTGAAGCTGTCATCCGCCAGCGTCTTGAGCCCAGGCGCCAGCTGCGGCGCATGGTGCACAGCGATCCGCCACGCGAGGCCACCGACATAGGCGTCGAGGAACCGGTAAGGCGTCTCGGGCTGTAGCCCATCACCCAGCACCGCGTCCTGGATTTGCCGCGCGCGATAGAACTTGAGCGTGCGCGGCTCCGCGTCATCAGGCGGCTGCCACAGCACGACCGTCGGTTCGATCGTCTGGTTGAACCAGTACTGGTTGGGCTGGCCCGGCGTGGTCTTGTCCGGGAATGCCGCATAGGTGTCGCGATCGAGCGAGGTGATCATGCGATCGCGGTCGGGCGAGGGGCCCTCCGATATCCAGGCCGCCATGATCATCACGGTGGACGGATCAACCGCGTACTCCGCGATACCGGGGACGAGCGTGATCTGCTGCAGGTCCACGGTCCACAGGTTCACCTGTTTGTTCGACCAGTCGCTCTGCATCAGATTGCATTCAGCAACCGCGTCGAGGACATGCTCGGGGGTTACTGCGCTACGGCGAATGCCGCAGCGCCCATACGCCGTGATGATCACGTCGCACAGCGCAGGCGAGAAGTCGTAGGTACCGCTGGTGTTCGTTCCGGCAACCATCTTGATCCAGCTTCCTTATGTGCGGAGAGGCCGGACCTCCGTAAGCCAGGGAGGCACATGGCGATCCGACCTCTCCTGTCCCGCGGGGCTGCCGCAGGTATCACCCGATGTCCGGGTACTTGGCTTTCACCTTGGCGCGCACCGCCGCTGCCACAGGTTTCCCCGAAGAACGCGCGAGCGCATTGCGTGCATGACTTTCATCGGGGATCGGATAGGACCCAGAGCCAGCTCCCTTTGGGCCCGTGCCTTGGCCGGGGAGCGCAAAGTCAGACTTCGGGAGAGACTGGCGCTGGGCAGCTGAGAGCTTGCCGCCGTCTTTCTTGCCGACGCCGCCGCCCTTCTTCATGTTGGGCCTGAAGTTGGCGATCCCGCCTCCAGGCCCAGTCAGCGCATTCCATATCGCGTTCCCCATCGCCCCGCCCGGTGCGGATGCTGGGAACCCGCCGCCAGCACCTGGGCCGGTGCCGGGCATCGAGCTTCCGCCGGGTGGACAATCCGTCTCGCCGCCGACAGCGCGCTTCTTGACCTTACCGCCCTTCTTGAAGCCGCCGCGCTCTTCCGACAGCCCTGGCCGCACGTAGCGGGAGATGTTGGATGCCGTGGTGCGCGGATTATCGAAGGGGCGCGCTTCTCCGGGAGACTTGCTCGTCTCAGTCTTCATGGCGCCGCTGAGCTTCTTGAGCCCGGCGCTGCGCTCTTCCTCGCCGGTCGGGCCGCCATCGGCGCGCTTCACCGCGCCGCCACCGGCCTTGCGATCAGCGCGGCGGCGCGAGGTGCCGCCACCGACCTTGCCGTGGAACGGGAGCTTCTTTTTCTTCTTCGCGAACGGGTCCTCTTTCATCGCCGTACAAAGCCTCCCTTGCGGAAGTGAGGCTCGCGATCGGCGCGCTTGGTCGCCGTCCCGCCACTCACGCTGGAGTGGAAGGTGTTCTTGGGGTTGACCTTCTTGGTGGGATTGGGCGGCCAGCGCATCGGCTTGCCGCCCTTACACAGTTCAGCCTCTTCGCCGATGAACTCGTCACGTTCATCGCGCGGGGAGTTACCCAGTGGACCCGCAGGTTGACGCGCCATGGTCAGCTCCCCTAGCCATCAGCTCAGCTCGTCGGATAGGTGCCGTATACCGCGCGCCAGTCGAAGTACGAGAACGTGTAGCGTTCGCGTCCTTTGACTTTGAGGTTGTCGGTGTCGAAGTCGACGTACATGTCCATCTCGAACGGAACCCTATCGTAATAAATTAGGCCCCGTTTGTCGGTCTTGATGAACCACGCGAAGTTCGACGTCAGGAACTCGTTGACGATGTAGTCGCGCAGTCCGCCGCCGACGTGCTGGATAGCGTTGACGTCGTTGTCGTTGGTGCCGGGTCGCAGCTCAGTCCGCAAGAGGCGCACGATCACCTGTTCCAGGGCAGCAGGAACAAGGACCAGCTCGGCCCGAGCTGCGATCTTGATGTTGCGCTCATCGACCCAGTTGTTGCGGATCACGGTCATCGCCGTGAGCAGCGAACTCTCGTTCAGGTCGATGTCCGCCGCCGGACGATTGCCCACAGCGCCGACGTCAGTCGGGTGAGCAGTGTCGAAGAGCGCCTTCTGGTCGCCGCCGACGCTCTGGTCGAAGACCGAGCCGACGTTGAAGATGTTGGCGGCGTAGATTTCCTTCGTCGTCGCGAACACATCCTGCAGGCCCAGGTTCGATGGATTGAACTCAGCCTTGTACTGGTTGTCCTCGACGGCCTTCCTGGTGATGATGTAGCCGAGACTCAGCTCCTTCATCTCCGCGCTGTAGAGCCAGCGCTCACCGGCCCGGTCATCGAAGTAGGTGCTGGCACCTTCCTTCTTCTCCTGGGCAAGCGGCAGATACGCCATCTGCGTGCGCCTTTCGAGCGCCATCTTGGATGAGCGTTTCTCGAAGAGCCGAGACCACTTGGTCTCGATCTTCTTGTAGCGGCCTTCCACGGCAGCGAGACCGGGGAAGAGTTCGTTCTTGATCGATGCAAGATCAACGGCCATGACTTTCCCTCCTCAGATCGCGCCGCGGTTAGACCGCCAGCACGCCCGGCTTCCAGTAGTTGGCGTTCCAGGCTACCTGGACGATGTTGTTCGCAGCGGTGGCGTCGTAGCCGTCGCTGATGTTGATGCCGTCATTGCCGAGGCCGACGACCTTGAAGGCGAGCACATCGCTGCCCGCACCGGCTGCGGGAGCGCCGAGCGCCCACTTGGAGAAGCCCGTGGTCGAGGCATTGACCACGACGTTCGCAGCGGAGCCGATGTCCGCGAGCGTGATCGGCCCGGCACTCGCCATGATCTCGTAGACTTGGTTGGGGTCATCGATTATGCAGACGTCGACCAGCCCGAGCGCGCCCGAGCCCGGCCAGTAGTTCGTCCAGATGGGATAGCCCATCACCGATGAGAGGAACCTGAACCCCTCGACCACGCCGACCATGACGGCGACGTCGGTGGCAGCTGCGACGGCAACCGTGCCATCCGCGAGCGTCTTGACGATGTCACCGCGGTTACAGGCGCCCGCAGTGTTCTGCATCTTGCGCCAGTTCATCCCGCCCGAAGACGGGGCTGCGCCGCGATAGGTAACAGGACGAAGTCCGAAAGGTGCGTTGGTGTTCGCCATGAGCTGGCCTCCCCTCCCAGGGGTTGCCGGTCATTGGCGAGCAGCGCCGCTGTCCGTGCGGTGAAGTTTCCTGGCCCTCGCCTCCAGGCAGTGGAGGCGCCCGACCTCAGTCGGGGATCGAGATCGATTCGCGTGTATCGCGGTTAGCGTACACGACTCGCTGAGCGCTCCCCTCGGGGGTCTCCGCGACCTTGCGACGGTGGACCTGCATGGCCTGAGTCGCTGCTGACATTTCCTCATCTCTGGCCTTTGCTGTCAAGCGCATGGGCCGTTCCATGAGGATCATGTCCTTGACAATGACCGGCCCCTCCGTGCCAGGAGGAGCAAACCTTCCAGGGAAGTGCGAGTGCAGCACCGGGCGCCAGCCCTGCTGATGGTAGGTGCGCTGCTCGGAGTAGTCCGCCTTGCCGTAGGTCTCGTAGCGCTTCCAGTTGAAGTCGATCTCGTTGTCAATGTTGCCCCTACGCGGATCGCCATGCGTGGGCGCGTAGCGCTCCAGGATGTCGGTGATGTCGTAGGGATCGATGGCGGCGTGGCCGCTCCTCATACGCACGCGATCGGGGTCGACCCGCAGCTCGCCGTGGGTATCTTCGCGAAGTGGCGAGGTGCCGCCGGACAGGCCTGCGATCACTGCCTGGGGCTCAACGCGCGGGCTATCTCTGAAGGGGGACGGGATCATGTTGCTTCGCCTTCTTTGCTGCCGCTTCCGCCATGCACTGGGGGTGCCACTCTGCCGGGGCGTACCCGGCCCGCACGTAGCACTTGCAGCACATACGGGTGCCGTAGACGCGATGGTGCGAGGCGCTGCGCTCGCAGACCTCGCAGCCGCGGAGGAGCTTGCCGATGTGGTGGTTGGGCTCGCCCATCAAGTGATCGGCGTGATGCGCCCCTCATTCAGGAGCCTCACGTAATTGCGCACCCACTCCTGGATCGGGACGCCCTGCTCCTCGGCGAGCCTCCTCATTTTGGGTGTCGCCACGAAGGTGTTGCCACCGCTACCACCCCCACCAGGGGCGCCGTTCCGCGCTACGGGTGCCGCCATGGTGGGGGCGCCCGCGCGAGCGACTGACGCCGGGTTGCCGCCGCCATTCTGAGGTTGCTGTGCCACGAGAGACCTCTCGATGTATTCGAAGTATCCGGGAGTATCGACCTGGAAGCCCTCGTCCAGCGCCCGCTCGTGAGCGTCGAGCGCGTTCCGCTTGAGCGTACCATCACCGCGCACGATCTCCGGGTGCTTCCTGATGAAGTTCTTGGTGGGCTCGGTGCGCCCCTGGATCGCCCGCTCGACCGGGTCGGTGGGCTGCTGCCGTTGCTGCTGCGGTTGCTGTGGTTGCTGTTGCGGTGCAGGACGGCGAGCCTGGGTCGTCATCTGCTCGCGCTGTTGCTGGAGGACCGCTTGGTCCCGTTTCAGCACCGCGAGGTCGCCGCCGACGCGCCCCAGCTCCAGGTTCAGGGCGGCGACCCGCTTGAAGTCGCCGTCGTGCATGGACTGCTCGGCGGCGGCGGCGAGCGAGGCCATGCGATCCTCAGCGGCCTTGATCTGGGACTCGGTGTAGAGTTCGTACTGGGAGACGCCCCGCCTCTCAGCTTCCTGGGCAAACGCGATCGCTTGGTCGCGTTCGTTGGCGATGGTCTGCGCGATCTGGGTGACGCGCACCCGCTCCTGGCGCTCGGCGGCCATCTGGCGCTGGAGTTCTTCGAGCCCCTCCTGGGGCTTGGCGGGCGAGGAGCCGGGTCCAGGGACCGGCGGCGGCTTGGCATTAACGTCGGTTGCGCTCCTGCCTTCACCACCCTGCGGTGGAGACTCCTCCGGTTCGTCCAGGTTTACGACGATGCTCTCGTCTTCCCTTGCAGTGGGATTAACGTCAGCCATGTTGCCTCTCTTAACGCCAGCAGGGCGTTGACTTAAAGGTCAATAGACCATCCGCGGGTCCTTCACCCGCATCACCACCTGTGTGTCCTTGAGACGCCGACAGTGGATACGCTCGATCGTGAACTGCCGCCCTTCCATGATGTCGTACTGGACCCAGTCGCCGACGTTCACGTCCTGGCCACGAAAGTCCACGTTGTGGTCGTTCTGGAACGCCAGAGGTCCCTTGGCGATCACCAGCCCCACTTTCCCCTGCCACAGCGCCTCGTCGTGGGCTTTGTCGGAACGGTAAAGCCTTAGACCGGTGTTCCCGATCTCATCGAAGTCCGGCAGGTAATAAGTCGCCGTGATGATCCAGTTGTGGAACACCTCGATGTTGTCGAGCCAGAGCTGGCAGCGATCAAGCATGAAGGTCTTGGGATCGCTCCGGTAATCCTCGGCCTCCTCGGGCGTGCGCCAGGGCGGCATCGGCGCCTGCATCATGGAGCCGAGAGAAGGCGCGTTACCCAGGGGATTGATGATGCTCATCAGTTCGCCCTCATCCCTTGCCCGTCAGCGCGCTCGCGCGGCTCGTTCATCTCGCGCGCGATGTTCTTCATCACCTCGATCACTGCTTCATAAGCGTCGATCACACCCTTGACGCGCGCCAGCTCCTCCATGGTCCGCGAGTTGAGCGCACTGCGAACGAGCCCCTGTTTCTCCTGGTTGCCGTGCAGCTCCCGGAGAATCCAGCGCTCCAGCTGAGACGCGAAGACGAGGTCCGCACCGTCAAGCATCTACTTCGTGCGCCTCACTTAGTGCCATGCCCTTGCTGGTGATAGATCGAGCCAGACATCCCGCGAGGTGGCGGCGTCGAGCCGGGCTTCGGAGACCCGGTCTGACCGGGTTCGCTCTTCGCAGCCCTGGTTTTGGCTTTGCGCGCCTTACCACCGGAGCCACCACCAGTAGCATTGGTTACGGGAGTTTTGACAAGCCCTCCAGCCGCCATCCCCCTCTTTTTGAACTCCTTTTTGATGAGCGCCTTGTCCTCGGCCTCGTCGTCGTGAGGAACGCTTCCACCCTTTTTGGCAAAGGTCGTGGTCGTCCCAGGCGCCGGGCGGCTCATCCACGAGGACGGCATGTTGGGCATCGGCACCACGTTGGCCTGTGCGGGCCGCGCAGCAACACCCGAGAGCGCGCCGCTCGGTTGCTCGGGGAGAGGTCTCCGACCAGGAGCCTGGGCGATCAGCCCGGCAAGGCCGCCACCCGCGGGGGCAGCGGCACCGGCACCGCCGCCGTACTGCCGCTTCAGGACCGCGCCGCCTCTTGCGTAGCTTCCCACCGATCCACCCTTTTTCGTGGCCGAGACGGCGCTCTGGACCTCGGTGGTCGGTGAGTTAGGAAAACCCTTGTAGCCCTTTCCCGGTGACATGCTCTTGGAGCCGATCTTTCCACCATCGGCCTTTTTTACGACACCACCGGCCTTCATGCCTGGGGGGCGCATGGGCGCACCACCCATCGGGGGACCGGGCGGGGGACCTGCAGGCAGAGCTGGCCGAACCGGCGCGAGCCCACCGCCTGGGGGACCTACGGCAGGGCCCGCACCGGCGCCGACCGGTACCGGGACGGGTCGAGGAACCGGCACCGGAGCTGGAACGGGCGCGGGAGCTGCAACGGGCCTGCCACCAGCACCACCGCCACCACCGGTGCCACCGCGGCCACCCGCGTGCGAGATGATGATGTTGGTTGTTGCGTGCGGGCGGCGGTGTTTGCCACCAACAGCACCGCCGCCCGCGAGTTTGTCGGGGCGCCTCTTCGAGCCTCCTCCTGAGATGGTGTACTCGCGCTGGGTACCGGCGCCCTTCGGGTAGCCGGTCTTTAAATACATCGAGGAGGAGCCGTGCGACTTCCCGGCCTTGCCGGTAAGCCGCTTCAGGCGGGCCTTCTCGGAGCTTTTCGCCTGTCCAGCGAACGGATGAGCCATGGTTTCCTCCTAGATCACCCTTCCAAAGACTTGTGAGACGGGGGCGGCTTCCGGGTGCACCAGCGCGCTCTGCATCGTCTCGAACCTCTTTTGTTCGAGCTTTGCCCCCTCGATACGCTCGCGCGACTGATTCGTCTCGCGCGTAGACTGGACCTGCATCCCCTGACTGATGACCTTCAGCTGCTCTGACAGGTAGTCCAGCTGCGCCTTGCGCTGCGAGTCGCCCTCTTTCTGTCGCAGCTGCATCACCTTGACCATCAGCTCCTGCATCTTCTGCGAGGTCTTGCCGTCCATCTGGCCTTGCGGCGGCGCAAACAACTCATCGATGTTGCCCATGCCGACCATGGTGGCGACCCTTCGCACCACGGCGTGCAGGTCCCACATGGCAGGGTTCAGCTGCACCAGCTGCACCAGGGCGACCGCCTTCATGACCCGGATCGTGTGAGACGGCGTGTTGGGATCGGCCTGCGGAGTTAAGTTGCAGTCGTTCAGCGCGCGGATAATGTCTTCCTTCTCCCATTGCGATGCGGGAGAGCCGGGTGCCGCGGCGCACAAGAGGCTATCCGGGTCCTCCTTGAACAGGTCCTTGAGGAGGTCAAATTCCTCGGCCTGGGCGATGTGCATGCCCTTATGGACGCTGTCTAAGACCTTCACCGCTTGGTCGAGCATGGCGATCGTCGTCCCGACCGGCACGTCCTGGCGTCCCTCGCCGACCATCAGCTCGGGAGTGCCACCAACCCGTCTCGCCTCTTCCTCAATATGCGTGGTGATCTGTCCCAGACCCGCCGTAACGTCCTTGTACGGCAGGTCCATGATATGCTGGCCGATGGGCTGGCCACCGGTGTTGACGCGCACACCGGCACCAAGACCGACCCGGAAGGTCATGGTGTCCTGCCGCCCGACAGTCTCTGAGTAGAGAAAACCCGGCCAGGACGCGAAACCTGCGCTGTCGAGGGCGAGCCGCCACGCGGTGGTGATCGCCGCCGTAGCGTTTCCCATGATGTGGAGCAACCCGATCCCATAGAAGCCCATGCCGTCCACGAACGGGTACTTCACGATCGGCATGTGCTTGATGTAGCGGTCGTCGTCCTCGTTCCAGTTGCGGCGTATCTCCAGGATGGTCTGCGAGTCTTTGTCGATGGAGACCCGGTACGGCAGCGGCAATCCCGTAATCTTGCCGCCCTCGCTGTGCTCGAAGCCCGCGATGTCCAGCTCGCAGTAGCACTCGTAAACAGTGTGCTTGTAGTCCTCGGGGCGCTGCGACCACGCCGCCAACCCGGCGACGTCATGCTCGGCCTCCTGCATCACGTCGGGCGTGTTGCCCGTGGGAGGCGTCATATCGACGTCGACATAGGTCCCGGCGAGCTGCATTCGCCGCATCACGCTCTGTCGCATTTGGATACGATGCGTGACCCGGCCACACTCGTGCAGTGAGACCTCGTTGTCGGAAACAATGATATCGGCGGCGTCGACCGAGCGTGACACCGGGCGGCGTCTGATGGGGCACTTGTAGACTTTTTTGAAGCCGCACCCGCCGAAGCCCTGCATGAAGAACATTCTCGTCGTGTCGGGGTAGTACTCCTTGTCGATGACGGTGAGATACCGATTAAAGAGCATCTCCAGGTCGTCGGCCAAGACATCCCGATCGTCGCCGGTCAACTCGCGCGGGATGGCTGCTTGCTGCTCCAGGAACGCGCGATGGGGGGTCTTGGTGGTCGAATCGTTACGCATCTTGACCGGGCCGCCCGCCGCGAGAAGTTCTCCGCGGGCGTTGGCCTGGAAGCGCAACACGGCATCGAGCATGATCGGTGAGCGGACGGTGGCTTGGCCCTCGACCGCGGTGTCGGCGTCGGCGCTGGGGCTGCGCGGGTTCTCTATCTTCAGTGCAAGATGCTTGATGCCCGCCGCGCGCCGCTCCAGCCACTCCCGGCGCATCTCGTCGTCGGCGTTAATCCCATTGAGCAGTTCATCGCATATCCTGCCTAGCTCGCGCTCGTCCACGTATTCTGCTAGGTTGGCGTCGTGGCGCTTCGAACCGCCATCGGGCTCTTTGCGAGGTGGCTTCCCATCCAGGCGGATGATCAGGGAGCCATCGGCCCGCTCGATCCCGACGTTCTGGACGGGGAGGTCCGCGTCCTCCTGGATGATCACCGTAAGGGGGTCGTCGGGATTATCCGGGTTGCCGTAGGGGAAGCCGTTGCTGTTCCCAGAGCTGCCGTAGAGGTCGCTCTCGTTGCGATAGTGGTTGGTGACCTCGACCTCTGGGCTGGCCATGCTTACAGCACCCGGAAGCCGCCCTGGTCGGTGTACTGGAAACCCCTGCCGAACGGCAGCACCATCCCGAACAGGTCGATGGTGGTCACCCCATCAGTGTGCTGCAGAGTGAAGGTAGCATCGGTCACATCCTTGTTGCGGATGTGAATGCTCTTGGCGTTGCGCTGGGTGCTGGCTGGCGGCGTCGGGCAAACGGTGGTGAACCCTGGCGTCGCCGACTGATTGAGCCGCCCTGGGGTGATCACCCCACTGGCGGTATCCACCCAGGTCACATGGACGTCGAGCGCAGCCCCGGTGAGGCTGAGCTGGATGCGGTCGCCAGCACCCGAAAGAATCAGCATGGTGCGCTCCTCACTTGATCCCGTAGACCTTCATGAAGCCGTCCATATCGAGCAGACCGGCGCCGCCCTGGAAGTAGAACTGGTAGTTGGTGATCGCAGTAAAGGTGCCTGGGTAGGAAGAGAAGGTAATCATGTGCACACCGAGGGAGCTGAAGTAGCCGCCAGACACGCCGATCATCAGGTGATCGACGTTGTTCTTATACGGTGCGTCTACTCGTGAGCGACCATGCGACCACCAGTTTGGTGAATCACCGGCAAGCGCCCCCATGTAGCCGTACGGCAAAACCCCGCCGCTGGCCCCGCCGCCACCGGAGGTGCCGCCATACGAGTAGGCAAAGCCGTACACGTTTCCGGTGAGATAGGTGGCCCCGTTATCGAACGAGACGAGATAACCGAGCTGGTCACCGACCACCACCTTGGGCCGTAGACGCCATTCGAACTCGAAGCTGTCGAAGTCGGTGTTGGTGAGAACCTCGGGCCCAACGATGATGTTTGAAACGGTACCCGACGGGACGTAGGTCTTCAGCAGCAGCTTGGAGGCGGTGGAAATACCGCTCGGCGGCAACAGGACGAAGCCGACCTCATCGATGTACTGAAGGGTGAAGCCAGCTGGCAGCGAGCACTTGTGAATCTCGACGGCGGTCGCGCCATCGGTGTGGATCACGGTGACGGCGTTGTTGGTCGTGCCCTTGTTGCGGATGTGCATCGTCTTGATGCTGCGGAACACACCCGCGGCGGGCGATGGGCAGATATCGGTCGTGGCGCTGGTGATGATGGCGGTATTGGTGCGCCCCGGCTGGACGCCACCCGAGACGTTGTCCAGCCAGGAGACGTGGACGTCAGTCGCGCTGGCTGAGAGTGTGGTGAGCCTCAGCTTGTCACTGACGGAGGCGAGAATCAGCATGGGCGGCCCCTGCAAGGTGCCGCTGGACTTTACCGTAATCTATGTGATTCGCCAGGGTGACCCACTAGGTCTTGGGAAGCGCCGGGCAGGGCATCCAAGCTGTAGGGGGTATCTGCGGATCGCCCCTGGTGGAGCGCCAGTCACCCATGGGGTTCACCATCACCACGGCCACCCCCGTGCGGTAGGCGCCCAGGATCGGCACCCCGGTGGGCGGCGGAATGTTCATCGAGCGCCAGGACTCAGCCGCGTACTCGATGAGCTGCTCCTCTAGTGCCGCAATGTGCGCAAGCTGGATGCGATCCCAGGCGCGCTCGGCCCAGTGCCGCCGGAAGCTGGGCTCGTCAACATCCCGAATGTCTGAGAGCATGGTCATGGTGTCCTTTCACTTTGTGGGTGAGAATCAGCGCACGGTGAGGGGGATGGCCATCGGGTAGATCGCGCCGCCGTAGGCCGGATACATGGGCGCGGGCTCCTTGCGGTATTTGTTCTGCTCCAGGTCGTCCAGCTGGTCTTCGTCGGGCAGCGTCGCGAGGCCCAGTGCGCGCAGATGCGCAAGCGCCTGGGTCATGGCGTCGGCGAGGTCGTCATGAGTGCCTTTCGGAAGGTCGGCGAGTTCTCCGATGACCTTGTCGGCCCAGTCCTTGAACAGATAGTCGCCCACGCCCGTGGCCTCGGCGGGCGCGTAGATCAATCCACACTCGAAGAGGTTCTGCTGGGCATACGCCCTCGCAACTTTATCGCCTTCCGGCGTTATGAGTTGCACCCCGAAGTCCGCACGATCGGCGGTCTTGGGGTTGTGAGACATACTCTCGGAGACGATCCTGGCGCGGCGGCGTAGCTCCTGGGCCACGGGGTGACCGTTGGCTTTATCTTCGAGGAGCACGCGATCCACTTTGAACTTTTTGCAGGTCTCCTCGATCTTCTTGACCAACTCATAGAGTTCTAGGCGCTCGGTCCACGCCCACATCAGGATCAATCTTCGATTCTCCCAGATGTCGCGGCAGACACCGAGCACTACGCCCGCGGAGGGGTCGTTCTGCTTCTTTTCGGTCTGCGCGGTGTCGATCGAGAGGACCGTGTACGACATGATCGGGAATTTCGGCCACGGGACACCGAACTTACCGCATTCTTGCTCGGTGTATGGTCGCCAGTGCTCGCGCTTGATGATGCCGCCGCCACGAGGGGCGGGACGCTGCTGATATTGCCCGGCGTAGGCCCAAGAACCTTTCTCTTGCTCGATCCTGGCGACGGCTTCGGGCGAGAACCTTTCCGGCCACGCGAGGTCGCCCTCCTCAGTGCGCGGATCGACCCATCCGAGCGGATTGTAAGGCTGCCGTCCGGCCTCGAACTCCATCGGGACCATGAGATGGCAGTACGCCCATCCGGCCTCGATGATGAAGCCCGAAATGTCACTCTGATGAACTCTTTGCATGATGATGATGATCGCACTCTCATCCAAACTGTTAAGTCGGTCGGTGATAGTCTCTCGAAACCAGCGAACAGTGGCGGTTCGCACAATGTCAGACTCGGATTTGTGTACATCGTGCGGATCATCGATAACGACTCGATCGCCTCTCTCACCAGTGCCGATGCCTCCGACTGAGGAGGCGAACTTGGAGCCGGTCTTGTTGTTGGTGATCTTGATCTCGCCTTCCTTCTCAAGCGCGAAGTCGTTGCCATAGAGGTCCTTGTATCTCTCTGACGTGATCAATCGCTTGAACTTGGTGTTGTCTCTTTCGGTCAGACCACTGGAGTAGCTGAAGCTCACGTAGCGCAGGTGCGCCATGCCCATCGGGCCCCATTCCCAGGCCGGATGAAAGACATTGACCATGAGCGACTTCATGCTGCCGGGAGGGACGTTGATCAGCAGCCGGGTTATTTTTCCGAAGGTGACCGCCTCCAGGTGATTGCAGATGTCGTAGAGCAGCCAGCCCTCGACCAGCTTGGTTTCAGGCTCGATGATCGACCAGAAATAGCGCACGAACTCGATCAGCCCGCCGGGCTTGGCAAACGACTCCTTCGCCTTGCGCTTGGCAAGTTCAGCCTTCAGCGCCTTGAGCGATGCCTGCAGGACGGCGGGATCGAACTCCTCCTCGGGAGCTTTAGGCGCTGGCTTGGTCTTTTTCTTCGTCACGATGCAGGCTCACTTCTTTCCCTCCCGAATCAATTCCAGAAGTTTCATCCTTGCCCAGCTCGATGTCGAGAGACCAGACATGGCGGCTTGGTGCTCGAAGAGCCTTCGTTCCTCGTTGGTGATGCGAATCATGACCGCATTGGAGCGCATGGCGCGCACCGGGCCGGGTCGAACGAGCTTTTTGCGTTCTGTCCCCATCTTTCTAGCATATACAGTTTGTAACGGTTCGCAACTGATGATATGAGCTTATCCCATGCCCAAAACAGACGCTGAGTGGGAGCAAGAGCTGGCGCAATGCCGCCAGGACGCCGCCAAGGTGATCCGCGCGCTCAACGCCGCGGTGCTCCTGGTGGGGGCGCTGCTGGAGTGGCTGCCCTCGGGGCTGGTGTTGAGCGATGGCGTCAAGAGCGCCAAGCATCAGCTCGATCTTGCGATGAAGGAGGTCACCGGTGACCGAAGAGAGACCTGACAGCCTGGAGACCGCCGAGAAGCAGGACTATGCGCGGCTGAAGGCGGCCTACAACATTGCGTGCTCGAACATTGTCGAGATCAACGAGAACCGAGCGAAGCTGACGGAGTGCCTGGGAACCGCGCTGACGCTTGTGGAAAATCTCCTCTCGGAGATGCGAATCGCCAACGTCGTGCCATCCTCGCAGGTGGTGTTCTCGAAGGCGAACCTGGACCGGGCGATGCTCAAGCTGTTGGGCAAAATGGATGCGAGTAAAGAGTGATGCAAGTAAAGAGTGATCTGGAGCGTGAGAACGAGAAGCTGGCCTCGCAGCTGATCTGGTTAACCGGCATCGTCCATGGCGTGATCGAGCGCGGAGACATATCTCCCAGAGTACGGGAGACGCTGACCAAGGCACTCAAGGCGATAGGCGCGGACAGATGGCGAACTACCTTGGACCCGACGAGCTAGCGGAGCTGACCGGGCCGGACGGGCTGATCGTGACGCTGAGGCACCTCGCGGTCGAGCAAGTCGATGGCAGGCCGCAGCTGGTCATGTATGTGCACGAGGACCCGCGCGGAATAGTTATCCACCGGAAACTGTACGAGGACTTGACGCGATTCTGGGGCCACAACGAGTTCGCAGACCTGTTCTTTCAGACACATGGGCTGCAATAGGTCAGAGCCCCTGGTCCCCAAACGGGTGAGCATTTATCCCAAAGAAAGTTCCACGCTAAGTCGGCTATACGACTTAACACACGAAAAGATTATGTTATACAAGAGCCGTTGCCGCACGACTGTCCTGAATGTGAAGTGGGGGCCCTGACGCCTTTGGGCCGCTTCCCGCTGCGTTCCAGGAGGGACAGCTGCCGGGGCGAGGTTGAGGTGGGACTTCTCCCTCGCCCCGGCTTTTTTTGTGCCTACCTGGGAGGGTTCCATGGAGCCGGTGATAAGCACGCTGGTGTTTCTGGGTTTGATCATCGTGCTGTGCGCGATGTACGTCTATCTGGCTGGGGCCCGATGAACGAGGACCGTACCAAGCATTGGATACTGGACGAGGAGCATCATCTCAAAAAGGTCGATCTCCTCACCTGGGCGCAATGGATCGAGCAACGCCAGAACATGGTCGTGCAGCAGGACTGGGTCGGCCCGCTGTTCGTGAGTACGGTATTCCTCGGGCTCGATCACAACTTCATGGGCAAGGGGCCGCCGATCGTGTTCGAGACCATGGTGTTCGTCGGCAACGGCGGCCACGACGAGATGTGCTGGAGATACTCGTCCTGGGACGACGCGATTACGGGACACCAGATGGCGCTCAAGAAGGCGCGCGAGTGGGTGATGAACAACCCGCTCCAGGAGCTGCTTGACACGTCTCAGCTTGACACGTCTCGCGGCGACGAGCAGGATTAGCTCGCCCGCCACCGGCCCAAGGTGGCACCAAAGGAGAACCATCATGCTAGCCAAGCCTGAAGAGGGCGGCGTGCCCGCGCCTGCCCCGACACCAGCGAAGAGACGCACGATCTCGCTCACCAGCCGCGCCCCGATCGAGATCATCGAGGACGAGTGGCCCGAGATCGCGGTGGGCATCTACGGCGATGATGCAGGCGAGCACCTGGAGATCACGGTGCGGGTGCGCCGGTGCAGACGCCAGAGCTGGCGCTACATCGTCTACGCCACCTACTGGTACGACACTCTCGCTGACGAGGGGCCGGAAACTGCACGCTGCGGGAGATATCTCCCGTGTATTGCCGTGGACGAGGAGCCCAAGCTCTGGGAGGCAATCCGCGAGACCGGCGATGAGTTACGGGAGCGCATCATGTCGAAGGGTGGCTCCCACCCCAACGCTGGCGTCGATATGCGTCAGTTCGTGGTCTACGCGGTCGATAGGTGCTTCGAGAAGCTGACACCGATTGCGCTGAAAGGCTAAGCTCCAGAGGCGCAGCCGCGGCGGCAACGGGCGGGCGGTCTTAGGCATGGGCTAGGGTCTTCGGACCTTGGTTGATCCTTTCAGCCGCAACAAGGCGTCGTTCAGGTATCGTTCCCTGTGAAACGACGCAAGCCGCTCTTTTTTCCCTGGGGGAGCAACATGGCGTGGACACCGGAAGAAGAGGCTGATTACCAAAAGAGCATCGAGTGGCGCGCGGACAAGAGTAACACGGTAGACGATAGCAGGGACTACGTGCCGGGCGGGCTCAGCGGACACTACATCGCCTGCGCGGGCGAGTTTCAGATGTGCGTGATCGAATTTGGGGGCAAGCCAAACAGCGAGAAGTATTACGGCGGCGACGGCGGAAAGGACATCAACCTGCTCTTCCGCCAGCGCTGGATGCTCACCGACGTCAAGACCGCTTACGTCCCCAACGAACTCCTGGTGGGGGCCGCCAAGCAGAAGGACGGCACCACGCCGAAGGACAGCATCAAGCCGAACACCATCTACGTTCTGGCGGGCTACATCGCCCCCCGGAAGGCTTGGTTCCGCGGCTGGCAAATGGGCCACGTCATCGCGAAGTGCGAGGTCGTGGATTGGTGCAACAACGGGCGCCTCGTCCACCACATGCCCGCCGAAGAGCTGCGCCCGATGGAAGAGCTAAAGAGGTGGTACGACGGGCAGTGGCGGCACGACGGACACAAGAGGTACTCCCAGCCGCAGCCCGCGGATTACACGATGGACTACGAGGTGATCAGAGGGGTGCTGGTGCCGAAACAGAAGTCGTTGCTGTGTTGCCGCGCTGGCATCGAGATGACCAAGGAGCAATGGATGGCGCTGCCTGCGGACCTGCGCGCCCGCTACTGGAAAGACACCTCGTGGGGCACTGAGCCCGCGAGCCTAGCCATGGCCGATGAGGTGCGCCAAGCGGTTCAGCTCTTCTGAGGTGGGACGCCAGTGCCACCGCAGACGCTGCACTCGACCTCGGTCGGCGGCCCCTCGGGGTTGGCGAGGACCTTGAGCCTCTTGTGCCCCAGGCAGCTGGGGCAAATGTCCACGCCCAGGGTCTGAACCTTCACGTCACTCATATCGCCGATGATCTTCTCAGTGGTCTCAGTCATATCGCTGCTCCCGTAACTTTCAGCGTCCAACCTTCAGAATGTAAGCGCGCCAAAACTCCCACTGGTGCATGGCCACCGCAAGCTCTACGCGGGTCAGGCAGACGTGGGCGCGCTCCTGCAAGGCGCTGTAGATGCGCCGCCTAGCGGTGGCCTGCCGCGGGCTTGGCGCCGGTCGCTTGGTTGGCGCCGTGCTCACTTTTCTCGGTCTTCTTCTTCTGGGCCTCCTCAAACTCCTTGTCGGCTTTTTCTTGTTCTTTGGCCTTCTTCGCGGCCTCGTCGCCCTCCTTCTTCACTTCCTCGGCGACCTTCTCGTGCTCCTTCTCGTCGGCTTCGAGCTTCTTCTTGGTGCGCTCCTCGACCTCTTCCTTGGTCAGGGGCTTGCCCTTCTCGTCACGCCCGGCAATCGCACTCGCACCTTCGTTCGTCGTCATGGTGACCTCCTGTCAGAGTTAGTTGTTCCCCGGCCACGCCGTGGCACCGCCGGGCATGTTGACCCGCTTCTTCGTGCACCACGCGATGTTGGTGGCGGGCCGCGTGCCATAATAGAACGGAACTCCGGTAACCACGCTGGAGGTCCCTGCCGCCGCCCACACCACGAGATCGAGCACCGGGCCCGAGCCAGGAAGGGGGACGCCGAAGCCGGAACCGGCGGCAGTCGCAATGTTCACCACCAGCGCCGCCGAGGGCCATGTGCCGGGCGGCGCCGCCGCATAGAACCACACGATGTCCCCTACGATCGGTCGGGTGTCACTTCTGGCCATGAGCAGCGCCTCCTTGAGAATGAGCTTGAGAGCGAGTGTTAGAATCACCGCTCATGAGCCTGCGCTGTCTCTCTCCCCGGTGCAAGTACCTCGGCCAGCGCTGCGGCTTCGCCGCCTGCACCTTGGCCTGGGTCAACGACCCCCAGTCGAAGCGCTTCATCAGCGTCCTGGTCGCGCCCATCTCATGTCTCGCCCGTCGCGGTGGCCTTGATCATGCCGTACTACTCCGATGAAAGGGGCTGCCTGGAGCGGGCGATCGAGCTACTCATCGGCGGCACGCTGATTCTACTTTGTCTGGTCCTGTTCCTGCGCTGGATGCTCGGCCTGCACGGCTACTGGTTCTCGTAACCGCGCCACCATCGCGCGGCAGGCGGCGGCGTCTTTCAGCGAATGCGTGAGCGTGCGATTATCGAGCCGCGCAGCCAGCCGGTCGAGGAAGTTGGCGACCTCGGCGTTTCCCTTCTCGCGTGCGTCGATGTAGCAGTCCAGCCAGTTGATATTGTCGGCCAGCACTTCGCCAGCGAGAGTTGGGCCATACGCTAATGCACTCTTGATCTCGCGCAGGTTTCCAAGGATGGATCGCAGATAATAGAGTTCGTCGCTCATATCTTGCCCCGCAGTCGCCGGGCCATCTCACGGCAGTCGGCGACCAACTGATTGAGATCGCCAACGTCGAGCCGTCCCGCTATCCGGTCGAGGAAGGCGGCGGTGTCAGTAAGTTGGGCGCGCATGACGGTGTAGCCAGTGCGCGAGTAGCCGTCGATGATCTCGCGGTACTGTAAGTTCTCGGCCCGCAGCCGTTCGATCTCGTCGGCCGCCTCGATGTCAATGGCGCATATCTCCGGGTCGCGCCGCCACCGCAGGCGCAGCCGCTCAACCAACGGCAGACTGGGGTTCAGTAGGCTCATGTCTCGCCCCGCAGTTTGCGCGCCATCGCGCGGCAGTCGCCAGCAATGTCATCGAAGTAGTTGTCCAGCCGCCCTGCCACCCGGTCGAGGAAGGCGGCGACTGCGTCGATCCTGTCCTGCAAGCGGATGACCAGTTCAGCCTTGTCGGCATGAGCCGCTGCCAGCCGCTCGATCTCGGCTTCCAGCTCGGCGATGCGGTTCTCCATCGCGCGCACCGATGGCGCCTTACCGGCGGTCTGCATCGTCGCCTCTCAATCTCGCGGTCATCTCGCGGCATTCGGTGGCGGCTTCCGCGTCAGTCATCATGTCGTCGTGCGAGAGGCGCTCCGCCATCCGGTCGAGGAAGGCGGCGGCGGCGGCGAGTTGGGCGCGCAAGTTCTCGACCATCGTCGTACTGAGCATCGCGCGTTCTTCCGCAAGCTCGGCGCGCAGCCGCTCGATCTCGGCAGCGGCCTCATTCGCCAGCCCGATCGGCAACCACCGCTCACTGCCCATGCGCGAGAAATTGTCTTTGTCCAGCGTCGTGGCGCGCAACCGCTCAACGATGTCGCTCACGTCTCACTCTCCGGTCGGCCCCTGCGGCGGTGGGTTATAGCCTGTTGTCTCGCCCCGCAGTTCGCGCGCCAGCACGCGGCACTCGGCGGCGGACAAGCCAACATCAACCGGCACATCGCACGCGACCAGCCGTTGCAGCCGTTCCGCCAGCCGGTCGAGGAAGGCGGCGGTGTCGGCGAGCAATGCGAGCTTGCATTCGTAGTGAAATAGCCGTTGCTGGTCGCCAGCACGCTCGGCCCGCAGCCGCTCGACCTCGGCCTCCAGTTCCTCAATCCGCTCGCCCACAAGCTGTCCCGGCTTTAGCAGCTTCATGTATAGCAGTGTAACGCAATGTCACGCGCAACGCAAGAGCCATCAACCCCTCAGGCTTGGCGTAGTATGCAACCCACCAGTCACCCTCAACCCGGAACGCCAAACGAGCGTGAGCCTTAGCCATCGAGGCCTCCCATGGATGCACCCCTCTGCCGCCTCTGCGGCAAACGCCACTACCGCAACTGCGAAGGCGTCACCCCAAGCCGCGGCTCCCCACGGGTGGAAACCCGCCAGCTCCCGAAGGAGCCGCCTCCGAAGCCGGTCGCGCGACGACAGACGGCCCTGGAGCGGATGGCGGCGACCCGGCATCCGAAAGCTCCCACCGCCGCCGAAACTCCTCAACCTCCTCCCGATAACGCAACCACACCACCTCGGGCGCCCCTATCCGCAAAAACTCCTCATGGCTCAACTCTCCCGCTACCGCCATCACCCAGTGCAATAGCCGCTCCCGATCCTCCAGCCGCTCCTCCGTCTCCTCCCGGCTCAACCGATCAACCATCTCTACCTCCTGTCAACGTAACCATTAATACACCCGTAACACCCGTAACCGTAACCGCAAAGAAGCCCCGCGGTCGACCGAAAACAGGTAACGCCCTAACCAACGCACAGAAACAAGCCGCCTACCGCCGCCGCCAAGCCGCTAAAAAATTACGGGAACGGACCCAACCCTAAAAAAGCCACCCCCTTCTCCAGATACCGCCAAGGACAATTAAATCACCGCGCAATAAAAAATTGCGCCGCGTTTCTGGGGGGGGCCTGGGCAATACCGCTTCGCCTCGCCGGACCCCCCACCCCCCCC